AATTGCACTATATTGGGTAAGTTAGCAGCAACATCTGGAACTTCTGGAGATCTTACACTTGCTGATGCATCATTATTCCCCGATGCATCAGCAACATACCCAGAATATGTTTTAATTACCAGTGATCAAAGTGGGACAATTAGGCATGAAGTTATTTCATACACTGGTAAATCTGGCAATACCTTAACAGGAACTACAAGAGCAACTTCATATGATTTGTTCTTATCTGGATCTTCCAGAACGTTCCAGGGTGCATCAACAGCATACGATCATCCTGCTAAATCTGGTGTTATTTTACTTAATACTACATGTGCGCCAACAGTTTCTCACTGGGGATCTGCCATCATTATGGATGGTGGTTTTGATGAAGATAGTGGATATTCATTTAACTTATCTGTTGCTGATTTTACTATTCCTGGTGGTACATCTCGTGTGTTAGCTGCATTTAGACCCTCTCCATCAGTATCAAACTCACTTCCTGGCGAACTGGGAGAAAGAGAAACATTAAATCGTTCAAGAACTCAACTCACTGATATTTCTATTAATAATAACAATAACACAAACTTAGAAGTCACTGCAATTCTAAATCCAAGTAATCTTGGAGCTGTTGATTGGCAAAATGCAAATACAGCAACAATTGGTGCTGCAACTGTTTTCCAACCATCATTTGCACAATATGCGACAACCGGAGGGGATCTTCTTAGTCCCAATACAGGAACTCCAGAAGACGGAGAAGTTCTGTTCAGATTCTTGTCAACCTCTGGTACTATTGGAATTCCTGTTGGAGGATCTCAATTTGGAGCTGGATTGGGACAAGTTAAAGAACTCCAAAATTCTATTTTGGGTGGTAACAATACATATCCAGATGGTCCAGATGTTATCGTAATTTATGTTACTAACAACACTACTGGTGGTCAATCAGCAACTGCATCAGTAGACCTACTCATTAGATGGCAGGAGGCACAAGCGTAATGGCATTATCAAGAGGTCAACTACTGGTTAATCCAGAAATAGTTAGTGGATCTACTACCGTTGGCGGATCATTACTTTTATTTGAAGGGTCTACTAACGGGGAAAATAAAATTACCATCAAAGCACCAGATTCATTAAGTGGTGATTATGCAATAAATCTCCCATCCAGTAATGGAACTACCAATCAAATTCTAAGATTGAATTCTAGTGGAAATTTATTTTGGTCAGATTTAGTAGCATCACCTGCTGGATCTGATACTCAAGTTCAATACAATAATGCAGGATCTCTTTCAGCATCTGCAAACTTTGCTTGGGTCAACACAGATTCTCGTCTTGATGTTACTGGAGATCTTCAGTTAAAAAGTTCTGGAGAATTACGTTTTGCTGATGCAGACAGCAGCAATTACATTTCGTTTGCATCTCCAGCTACCGTAGCAACTAATTATGATGTAATTCTCCCAGACGCCATTCCTGCATCAACAGGAACTGTATTAGTTGTCGATTCAATTGCTTCTGGTGTAGCTACATTAGTTTGGGATTTCCCAAATCTTGGAACTACGCAGTCTCCTGGTGGAGATACTGATGGATCTGTTCAATACAACGTTAGTGGAACTTTCACTGGTGAGACAGCATTCAAATATAATGAAACAACAAATACACTATCTGTTGATAACATTAGTGCTGGATCAGTAGCAGTAGATAATATTACTATTGATGGAAACTCAATTACTTCCACTGATACAAATGGAAATATTGATTTAGATGCTAATGGCACTGGAGTTATCAGAATTCTTGATGGAGCATCTATTAGTTTCCTTGATGACGACAACACTAACTTTGTAAATCTCACTGCTCCATCATCAGTTACTTCAAATTATACTATCACTCTTCCTGCTGCGGGAGGCGCTGCTGGTGAAGTCCTTCAGTTTGATGCATCTCAGAATGCTTCATTTGTATCTAATGCAAGAACTCTAAACTTCATTATTGATGGTTTCAATAATGTAATCACTGTAGGAAGTAAAGGATATGCACTTATTGAAGGAGACTATCAAATAGAAAGTTGGAAAATAATTGGAGATCAATCTGGAAGTATTGGTCTTCAGATAAATCAAGATACATATACAAACTTTCCAGCAGGATTGACTTCAATCATTACACCATCAGTAACTACTGCACAAAAAAATTCTGCAACTATTACACCAATATCAGTTTCTTCAGGAGATGTGTTAGAATTTGTAGTTAACTCCGTAACATCATTCGAAAAAGTTACAATCGCACTTAAATTAACACCAGTATAATATTATGGCAACTGAACTATTATTACCAGACTCTGTTGTATCGGCAGTTAATTTAACTGCGGCTATTGCTGATTTAGATGAAGGTGTAGATAACTTTGATGGTGCATATGCCACTACTCAAGGATCAAATGGAAACACCTTATTAGTATTAGGATTCCCTACACCAACTGGAGTGTTGACAACTGGTGCTGGATTGCAAACTTTCCGAGCAAGAGTTCGTAAGAATTCTGCTAATGGCAATACAACTACAGTAAGAATAGAAGTTTATGAAAATGGAACCACTATTGCTCAAGGTCCAACCCAAACTATTACATCAACAACTGGTGTTGATTTAACTCCCTTTACTTGGGATGCCTCTATCCTTACTTTACAGAGTGGAGTTAACGTAGAAATTGGTATTGCTCAACAAGGTGGTGGACAAGGTGGTAGACCAAATAACAGAAGATGGATAGAAGTAGATACTGCTGATTGGGAGGCAGACTTCCAACCACCTCCAGGTTTTGGTGAATATGCCTTTGCAACTATCTTTTGATAAATAATTAATAAAGTAGGTTACGAGGATGGCTCAACCAGCAAGTAGAACTGAATTTACAGATTATTGTTTGAGGCGTTTGGGTGCCCCTGTACTTGAAATTAACGTTGATGATGATCAAGTTGATGATTGTGTTGATGATGCTATTCAATTTTTTCAGGAAAATTGTTACAATGGTATGGAGAGATGTTATCTTGCATATGAAGTAACTGCAGATGATATTACCAGATTTGGAACTACATCAAATGCTCCAATTACAGGTACTACTCAGTGGATTGAAGACAATAACTACATCCCAGTTCCACCCCATGTAGTTGGGATAAGCAAAGTGTTTGGAGTTGTTGGAAGTAATATTAGATCAAATTTATTTGGTCTTGAGTATCAATTATTTTTAAATGATATCTACCAATTCGGTAGTATTGATATTCTTAGTTACTATATGGTTAAATCATATTTAGAAACTTTGGATATGATTTTAAATAATGGGTCATTTCAACAATTTAGATACAATATGCGTCGTGATAGATTATATTTAGATATTAACCAAAAATATTTAAAAGAAGGTAATTATCTTCTAATTGAAGCACATCGTTTATTAGATCCTACTGATGTAACTGAGATGTATAATGATATGTTCTTGAAGAGATATGCTACTTCATTAATTAAAAAACAGTGGGGTCAAAATTTAATTAAATATAATAATGTTCAACTTCCTGGTGGGTTAACCATGAATGGAAGACAACTTTATGAAGATGCTCTTAGAGAAATTGAGCAAATCGAGGGTGAAGTTTTGAGTAAGTATGCTGTTCCACCATTAGACATGATCGGATAAAATGCCTACCAGTCACTATTTTCCACAGTACCATAAAGGATATTCTGGTGAGCAGGCGCTTTACCAGAATCTTGTAGACGAACAAATAAAATTGTATGGAACTGATATTTACTATCTTCCCAGAGCAGTTGTTAAGGATGGTAGAATAGATGATATTATACGTTCTGAATTTAGAAGTCAGTTTCAAATTGAAATGCTTTTACAAAATGTAGAAGGATTTAATGAAAACAGTGAATTTATTAGTAAATTTGGATTACGTATTACTGACGAAATTGTATTTCGTGTTTCTAAACGAAGATGGGAAATTGCTGTAGGAGACTACAATGCTGATGATATTGACATTGCTGAAAGACCTAATGAGGGAGATCTTTTATATTACCCATTGACTCAAGATCTGTATGAAATTAAATTTGTAAACAAAGAAGATCCATTTTATCAATTTGGAGATATTCAATTTTTCAAAATTACTGCTGAATTGTATGAAATGGGTAGTGATAAATTTAGTACAGATGTTGGAGAAGTTGATGAAGTTGAACTTAAATTAGACCCTTCAATTTTCTTAGTTCTTGCAGAGGGTGGAACCGGTTCATATGTATATGGAGAAACTGTAACTGGAGATCAATCTACATTTACCGGACAGGTTGCAAGTTATAATGCTGGTACACGTAAACTTGAACTGATAAATACTAATGGAGATTTTATTGTTGGAGAATTACTTACAGGATCTGAAAGTGATGCTCAACACACACTTGAGTCTTTTGACAGTTTAGATATTGGTAATACCCAGTATGATCAGAATAGAGACATTGAAGATGATGGAGACGATATTATTGATTGGACAGAATCCAATCCCTATGGAGAATATGGTAATTTTACAGGTAGCTTCTAATGTTAGGCACTCATTTTTATAACAAATCTACAGATAAAGTAATTATTGCTTTTGGAACTTTATTTAATAATATAAAATTAAAGACTATAGATCCTTCTGGAGGTGTATCTCAAGTTCAAAAAGTTCCCTTGGCATATGGTCCGAAGCAAAAGTTTTTAGCAAGACTTGAAGAAAATCAATCAAGTCGTAAAACTTCAATTACTTTACCAAGAATTTATTTTGAGACAACAGGAATCTCATATGATTCTGCAAGAAAATTAACTCCATGTAAACAACTTGTTGACGTAAAACAAGATGATGGAACTGTACTTCAAACACAGTTTGTACCAGTTCCATACAACATCACTTTTGAACTTGGCATTATTGCAAAATCTCAAACAGATGTCCATCAAATTTTAGAACAAATTTTACCATTCTTCCAACCATCTTTCAATGTAACTATTAAGTTCATGCCAGATATGGAAGAGGCAAAAAGAGACATCCCAATTATATTAGATAGTATATCATATGATGATACTTGGGATGGAAGTTTTAAGGAGCGAAGACAGATTATTTACATTTTAAGATTTACTGCCAAGTCATATTACTATGGTCCTAAGCAAGACAGCAATCTTATCCGAGAAGCAATTACCCGAGAGTATACATCAACAAACATTGAGGCACCAGGAAGATATCGTGAGTATAGTGTTACACCAAAGGCACTTACTGATACCACAGGTCCAGATGGAGAACCAGATGGTGTAATTGATACATTTGATGATGATGCTCTCATGCCAGGAGATGATTTTGGATTTAATGAAATGGTAACGTTTGCGGAGAATGTATGATTGATAATTACGACGGCATTGTAGAAGATACACTAAATCCCAAAGCAGTAGATGCAGAAATTGTTAAAGAAGAACCAAAACCAAAACCAAAAAAGAGAACAGAACGAATTATCGATGAAGAATCGATAGCAAGAGATATTAAAAAAGATTATGACTATGCTCGTGGTCAGTTATATGACATTATTGAAAAGGGGCAAGATGCATTATCTGGTGCTCTTGATGTGGCAACAAATACAGATCATCCAAGAGCATATGAAGTTACAGGTCAATTAATCAAAAGTGTTTCTGATGCGACTGAAAAATTAATTGATCTTCAAAAGAAAATGCAAGACATTGAAGAAGGACCAAAATCTAAACAAAATATTACTCAAAATAATGCATTGTTTGTTGGATCAACCTCTGAACTGTCAAAATTAATTAAACAAGGTCTTTTAGATAAATAATAAAAAATAGTTAGAACAATGATTTTAAAGTCAAAAGGTGCAACTGTAGATATTCTTGCGGGTGCAAATTTAGTTGGAAATGCTGTATTAGTTTCAGTAATTAATACTAATACTGTTCCTGCACTTATTGCTAATAGTAATGGTAATGATATATGGATCGCTGCTGGCGAACGTGTAGTTATTCAAAAAGAATTTGATGAAACTCTTATTGCAACTGCTCCTGATGCAGGAGCACCGACAGAAGTTTTTGCAACACCAGTAGCATACCTCGCTTGATAAGACATGGCACAGTGGAATAAGAATACACAACAATACTTACCTAATGGCACGTCACTATTTGAAGTAGTGATGCTTGCCGATGAAGATGGTAACCCTCTTAATAGTTACGGTTCTGCAGCAAACATTCCCATTGCAGCAGGAGAACTTTCTGGATATTCACACATCAACAAGTTTGGATTTAGAGATACTATTGCTAATTCCTGGCAAACCATCTGGGATAAAGCAACAGATTATGCAT